TGCATCATATTCCTCGACCTCACGAGTTTCTGAGATTTCAGGCCGATCCTTCCACTTGAATTGTACGGGCCAGATCGCCTTGATGAAATCCAACCCAAGCGGCTCATCGATGATGTTTTCCTTCTCGTTTTCATCGGAAGTGTTAATAGTTCCGTCAGCTGCATAAACAACATCCCATCGAGATCCGCTCAAGCCGCACGAATAGGCGTTGTCACTGCCTGGTCTAAAATCCCCATTAGAATCCACGCCGACCCGCTCACTGCCTCCTGTGGAAATGTTGACTTGTCCTGCGCCGCCGCTGAAAATTCCAGAATCTGTGTCTGAGAGCAGTCCCAAGGAGGGAGTGCCGGCAGAGCCGTTTTTAATTCTTAGTCCGTAGCTCCCCCAACTAGCCAGACCGTTGGACCCCGCCGCAACAAACGTGGCCTCATTTCCGCCAATCCGCATGATTCCAGTATCTGGGTCATTCCAGAAGCTTATGGATGGAGCACTGTTTGAGCCGTCAGCAATGGACAAAACGCCCTCTGTTCTAAAAGTTGTAGTGCCTGTTTTGATAGTACAAACTTCCGCGTCTGCATCGTTTTTAATGGTAATGTCGTTCGTGGAACCCTGGCCTGTAAGGATAAGTCCTTCGGAGTCCGTGTAACCAATTGCGGCGTTGTCTCCTGCTGCTGTATCACCGTCCGCGTTCAACGTTGCTGCTGTCAGATCTCCAACAACGTCAACATTAGTTGTACCAGTAGCAACAGTTAGTACAGCCGCGTCAGCATCATTCTTGATCGTTATGTCTGACGTGCTTCCTTGCCCCGTCAGGATAAGCCCCTCGGCAGAGGTGTATCCCATTGCCGCGTCATCACCAGCAGCAGTATCGCCGTCAGCATTAACGGTTGAAGCGGTAACATCGCCGACGATATCAACATTAGTTGTGCCAGTAGCTATCGTTAAAACTGCTGTATCGGCGTCATTCTTAATCGTTATATCGGAAGTACTTCCCTGCCCCGTAAGGATAAGTCCTTCGGCAGAGGTCCATCCCATTGCCGCGTCATCACCAGCAGCAGTGTCGCCGTCTGCATTAACGGTGGAGGCTGTAACATCTCCTACGATATCGACAGCCGTTGAGCCAGTAGATATCGTTAAAACTGCTGTGTCGGCGTCATTCTTAATAGTCACGTCATTGGTTGAGCCTTGCCCCGTCAGGATAAGCCCCTCGGCAGAGGTGTATCCCATTGCAGCGTTGTCACTAGCAGCCGTGTCTCCATCCGCATTAACGGTGGAAGCGGTAACATCGCCAACGATGTCAACATTAGTCCCCCCAGTTGCTATCGTTATTACGTCAGCATCGGCGTCATTCTTAATAGTCACGTCATTGGTTGAGCCTTGCCCCGTCAGGATTAATCCTTCAGCGGAAGTATAACCAACTGCTGCTTTATCTGAAGCAGCAGTATCTCCTAATGCGTTAAACGTACCACTGGTAGTAACATCTCCCGTGGCCGTGATTGCACCTGAAGTTGTTAAAGTTGCTAAAGCAAGATTAGAAAGTGCGTCTGCTACAGCCGCGCCAGACCCCGCACCATCGCAATACACTATTGCGGACTTTCCGTTCTCCACAGTTATATTAGCACCAGTGCCTTGCGATAGAATAACGGAATAGGGTCCACTTGATCCTGAATCAGTTGTAGCATTGATGATAATAAAATAAGCCGTGGTGGTATTAGGGGCTATCGTAACGGTATTGTTTGCGCCTAACGCTCCCGTAAATTTAACGACTCTAAACATTCCATCTTGAAGATTCTCGGTTCCTGAACCAGGAGAAGCTTCACGAACTGTCAGGGTGTGGGTTGTTCCAGATAGAGCAACCGCTTTGTAAGAAGCAATTCGATCTAGCAAATCTAGATTATGGTTTGTGGTGGTTCCCCATGCCCCAGATTGTTCCCCAGAGCCAATCTTTTCGATGCCATAGTTTGTTGTATATGAAGATGCCATGACCTTGTTCCTATGCGGCTATTTCAGACCAGTCTGGGGTTTGTGTTGTACTAACCTCAGACCAACTTGGGGTTTGTGTTGTACTTATTTCGGACCAATCCGGTGTTTGCGAGGTATCTATGACGCTCCAGACAGTTGCACTGTTCACCAAACCTTCAGCAGATACTCCCTCAACTGAGATTGTATGGTTGATTTGAACTGAACCTATACCACTTGCGGCAGATACTCCCGTAGGCGAAAGAATAGCGTTAGTCAGAATTGTAATTGAGCCAGTACCACTGGCGGCAGAAACACCTGTTACAGAAACTATAGCCTCTCCTGATATAGAGGGGGAGCCTACAGCACCGGCGGCAGAAACACCTGTGACTTCAACTACTTTAGGAAGACTAACGGTAACCGAACCTACGGCACTGGCGGCAGAAACACCTGTGACTTCAACTGGAATCGGGCCATTCCAAGGCCCTGAGTTCCAGGTGCTTCTATCCCAACCAGTAATTAGAGCCATTAGGCAATCCTAATAATCGCGTTATTGGCATCGTTTGCTGGAAACTGAATAGTAAAGTCTCCGGCGCTAGAAGATTTATCCCCACCAAAATTGATGACTGCAACAGCAGGATCAGCGGCATGATTTGTGGTCGAACCCGTACCAGCGGAACTTAAAGTGCTGTTATAAATCAGCGCCCCACGAGCATCAGTTATAGTGGAAGTAGACCAAGTACTATCAGCAAAATCCAAAAAAGACGTGGGTACAGAGCTGCTATTGTCTGCTAGGCCGAGAGTGACACTGGCCAACGAATTTCCGCCGGCAGTGTAGTTTGTGCCGCTAACCTCATTGCTGGTTGTATATCCTGTAGTATCAGCATCAATAGAGGCGCTATTCGTGAACATAGCTATTTTGAAGGTGTCCGCTGAAATTGCACTGGAGCCCGTTCGCGTATGAGGGGTCCAAAAATGGATGCCAGCTAGTATTTCTCTCTTAAATGTCCCGCACATCGCGGAAGATCCAACTGCCATTACAGCCTCCTTATAATCTCGGCCAAATCATCGTGGCCCTGCTTCTTCATAAGAGCCCAAATGGTGGTACGTTCACTTTGGGCCATCCTTTTCATATAAAAGATCAATATTTCCTTCAATCTTTCTCTATGCGCTACCGCTTGATCTCGTATAACGGGAGGCGCGTCCTCGGAAACAAGCATTATTTTATTTAGAGCCATTTCCGCCATTTCTTCGGCAGAATGTCCACGGTTCTCACTCGTAAAGACCAGAACGTCGTTCAACTGGGAGGACCCTACAGAATCAAGCATTACCGAACTTCCCTGCGAACCCTGTCGTACCTATATTGATCCCGAGTCTGCTTCCCTTCCCCTAAGTTTTTTAGCCATTGTATAGATTCAATGAACCTATCCGTATACTCTTTCAACAGGTCCGGTTCACCTTTCATAAATACATAAGCTTCGCATAAGCTCCCATATAGAAGGCACAACTCAGCGTTAGTCCCAAGCCAACTAGTCCCGTCCCCACTCGTAGTAATAGAAGTGGGGCGGTAAAAATAATGTAGCTCCATTGTATAATTAGCGTCCGGAGTGGGGGCCAGCAAGAAGGTCTCGTCGTCCCAATCTGCATAATACTTCGGCGTACCCGTAGTCGCAGGATTCGGTGTGTAGTCCTGCAACATTGTGGCCTGCTTGTACAAAAGAAACTCTTTGCTAGAGGAGTTTATAACACTAAGAGAATTTTGGGCTAGAAAATCAGTGGGCTTAGAAAGGTACTGACTTCCAGAAGTCACGGAACCTTGGGAAGATCTCCTAAAAACATCCAACTGGCATTCTTTAAAGATACGCTCTTCTGCATTAAGTATGAACCGGGATAATTGACTTACGAAGGTGGATTCAGTGTTTTGCGTATAATCCTGTATGGCTGTCTTTAATGTAGTAAAGGTAAAGGCCATATCATGCACTCACAGTTACAGGACCAGCGGATACGTTATCTCCGCCTCCTTCTATGCTTCCAGTTGTTGCTGTTCCACTGCTGGCGCTAAATGTGTAATTATCAGCATCAACCTTAGTTATGGAATAACCGTCTGCGCTTTCTATCACAGAAGATGTGAACCCGTCGAATGGTTCCACAGAGCGAAACCTAACCGTATCTCCCGTACTTCTCCCATGACCCGGTTCCAATACGTTTATAGTAGCCGAACCGCTGGAGCCTGAACGCATGGGGTTGTAGGAAAGTAAAACAGTTACCGCCGGTTCTGTCCTATCGGGGCGAGGATCCCGAAGAGCCTGCGGATCCGCAGGTGTCTTTATGGGGTTTAATTGAGGTTGCTTAGATTCCCACTCGTCTTTGCCAACAAGAAGACCGGTCCACTCTTTTCGCATATTCCTAAGTCTATACGCGGCTCCAGAGCGATCCGAGATTCCCATGGCGTATTTATTTGAAGCGTAACGAGCCATTAGGAGGTCGCGCTCACAAAGGTATAGGAAGGAACCAGGTTAAGACTGGCTTTATCCCTATCTTCTTCTGCTGCCCGAATGAACTCTTCTTCGTAAAGACCCTTTAAAATTTGTACCCTTTCCGGGGCCTTTTTTAAGGCGATATAATAAGAAAGACCCGCCGCCAAGCAGGGGTAAAACCGGAAGGGAACCTCAACCGTGTTAACAGCGGTATCCGCATCGTCTATGCGAACCATTCGATCATAAATAAAAATATCCGTATTATTTTCAGGCTCGGGCCATAATTTAACTGTAGGAATTATCTGACGATCAACGTAAAACTGAGTTGGCCGTCCTGATGTAGTCTTTGTAGCAATATTTAAGTAATCATCTCGGCTTATCCGCGTCACAGACAAATCGGAACCACTTCGACGCACTACAGCGGAAAGTATATCTACGGTGGCTCGCGGGTCTTCTAGGCTCGGACTAGACGATATGGTAGTGGTAGCGCCGCTTGTTCCACCCGTTATGGTTTCACCAGAGGTGAACGTTCCAGAAGGAACAGTCAGCGTCACCGTGGTTGAGGTAGGTTTTGTAATTATAGAAGCGGTTAC